CACGTGTGGCAGGTTGAAGTGGAGAAGATGCCATTTGCCTTACGGCAGATACCTCTTCTCTCCTTCGGTCTTACGACACAGAAGACCAACGCAACTTTTGGTTGCATTGGTAACGTGTACGCGAGAGTGCAGAAGGACGGCAAATGCCGCTTCTACTACGCTCCTCCGTCTTGGGTACAATTCCTTATTGGTGACTGGGGAAAGTGTCTTTACGACGCTCTCCGGAACATCAAACAGGATTGTACTTTTGACCAAGAGTCGGGCGTGAAGAAGGTTCGAGATTGGCTGAAGGAAGGGAAGAAGGTTTACTCCTTCGATCTTTCATCAGCTACTGATCGATTCCCTCTCGCTCTCACTAGGTCCATCTTGATGGGCCTATCGCACACGTCGAACATGAGAATGTGGGTGGATACGTTCTGTTTCCTTTCCCGGGTTCCTGCAGGAGTTCAGTATGGGCTCGACGAAGATCTCGTCGGTTCACACTTAGAACAAGTGCTTGAAACCGGGAACGTGAAATGGAACGTGGGACAGCCTCTCGGGATGCTCCCTTCTTTTGCTGCTTTCGCCCTTTCCCACCATTGGTTGGTAAGGTCGTGCTTCAAAGGAAGGTGCAGCCCTTCGGACGCACCCTACGTTATCCTCGGCGATGACTTAGTCATAGCCGATGACGATGCAGCGAGTGTTTATCTGCAGTATTGCAACGCACTAGGCGTTGAAATATCGCAGCCGAAGTCCCTTGCGGGTCGTCTTGGTGAGTTCGCTGGTAGAGTGATTGGCAGTGAAGGTTATGAGTTTAAACTCAAATACTTCCACATCACACCTCGTACCCTGTTGTCGGCAATTTCCCTTCTGGGCCCTAGGGCCCTCAAAGGAATGCGTCAAAGCAGGTTGCGAGATGTGATAGCCCTTCTCCCTACGCCTCGGACACCTTCGGGATGTAATCCCGGAGGTTTCCCTCGAGACAAAGTCGGAAGATTCCTGACGGAATATTTCTTCTTATCACGAGATTTAGAGGTTGATGGTGAACTCTGGGTAGATAGCGTTAGAGCTGTGAAGGCCCGTTTAGGGGCCCTCAATGCGATAACGTTCTCTACTTCTCCATCTGCCCACTGCTGGTCAGTGGCGCCGCGAGGCGCCGCAACAACTGGCTATGGTGGCGTCCCTACGTATGGACCCCGAAAGGGGTCTTCCACGTGGAGATGGTCGCCATACCTTAGCCGTGCCTGGATCACACGAGTGAAACGGGCTGCGAAAGCAGCTCGAATCATGTGATTGCGTG